CGTGTTCGACCGGCCGAACGCCTACACGCTCAACTCGCTGCGCGTGGTCGAGTCCAAGCGCGAGACGCTGACCGCGCGCATCCAGGTCAAGACCGACGCGCCGAACAACGGCACGCTGCCGGAGGACTACCTGCTGCCGAACGTCTTCGGCGGCGGCCGCAAGGAGAAGCGCTTTGAGCGGAACCTGCGCTACGCCGGCATCCTGGCCAGCGGCTGGCGAGCGGTGCCAGCGGCAGGCACGAAGCTCGACGCCTTCGGCAACCTGCCGCGCGGCGAGATCCAGCGCATCCTGACTGCGGTGCGCGCCTCGTTCGACCCGGCCCAGAACCGCAGCACCAGCGCGCGCAGCCGGCGCAATGCCCGCAACGCGCAGTACTTCGTGGGCGGCCTCGATCGCGTCTCCATGGTCGGCGGCGAGGCCAAGGTGACGCGCAGCACCCTGGCGCCCGGCATCTACGAGCGCGATGGCCGCGGCGCCAAGCCGGTGGTCATCTTCGTGAAGAAGCAGCCGCAGTACCGCGCGCGACTTCCCTTCGAGCAGATCGCGCAGCGGCGCGCCGAGGCCGACTTCGCGACCGAGTTCGCGCGGATCGCGAACGCCATCCTGTCCAAACCTCGATGACACGCGACCAGCTGCAAGCCCGGCTCGACGCCTACCTAGCGGCCGAGACGCAGATCCTGAAGGGCCAGGAGTATGTGATCGGGCAGGGCGAGACCGCGCGCCGGCTCCGCCGCGCCGACCTCGCCGAAGTGCGCGCCGAGATCAGCTCGCTGAGCGACAAGATCGAGGCGATCGACAACGCCGCCGCCGGCAAGCGCCGCGTGCTCTACACGCGTCCGGGCTGCTGAAATGGCGATGCGAGCGAACCTCCTGGACCGCGCGATCGGCGTCTTCGCGCCGCACCTGGCGCTGCAGCGAGCCAAGGCCCGCGCCGCCTTCGAAGCCTTCTCGGGTGCCGGCAGCGACGGCGCCGGCCTCAGCCCGATGAACGGCCGGTGGGCCGTGTCGGCGCGCAGCGCGGATGCCGACATCATCCGCGGACTGAAGCGCCAGCGAGCGGAGTCGCGCGAGCTGCGCCGCCTGAGCCCGATCGGCGCCGTGGCGATCGACACGAACATCAACCGCGTCGTTGGCACGGGACTGCAGCCGGTGCCGGAGCCGGACGCTTCGGTGCTCGGCTGGTCGGACGAACAGGCCGCCGAGTTCAAGGAGCGCGTGACGCGCGAGTTCAGCTTGTGGGCCGACTCCAAGGAATGCACGCTCGACGGGCAGCAGACGTTCTATGAGCGGCAGGGCCTAGTGCTCGGCGCGCGGCTGGAGAGCGGCGACTGCTTCACCATCCTGCCGGAGTCGGCGCCGACCGCGACGCAGCCCTACCGGCTGCGCATGCAGCTGATCGAGGCCGACCGCTGCGCGAACCCGAGTGACCAGATCAACGGCCCCGACATGGTGGAGGGCGTGCGCATGCGCGGCGGCGTGCCGGTGAGCTACTACATCCTGGACGCGCACCCGGGCGCAATCGCCTTCACCGGCAAGAGCAGCATCACCGGGCGCTGGTACGAAGCGATGGGCGCCAGCGGCCGGCGCCGGATCCTGCACCACTTCCGCCCGACGCGACCGGAGCAGACGCGCGGCGTGCCCTACCTGACGCCTGTCATTCAGGCGATCAAGGAACTCGGCCGCTATACCGAGGCCGAGATCAGCGCCGCGGTGGTGTCGGCGTTCTACACCGTATTCATCGAGCAGGACGGCCCGAGCGCACCGGCGCCGATCTTCGGGGCAGAGCAGGGCGCAACGTCCGCAACCCAGAACGAGACCGTCCCGCCAGCCGGCCAGGAGATCGAACTCGGCCCGGCCGCAGTCATCGGCCTAGCCAAGGGCGAGAAGGCGACGATGGCGAACCCGAATCGTCCGAACACCGCCTACGAGCCGTTCGTCACTGGCGTGCTGACCCTCATCGGCGCCGGCCTGGGAATCCCGGTCGAACTGCTGACGAAGAAGTTCAACTCGAGCTACAGCGCCAGCAAGGCCGCGCTTCTGGATGCGTGGCAGCACTTCCGCACCGAGCGGAACTGGCTGGTGCAGAGCTTCTGCCAGCCGGTCTATGAGACCTGGATGGCCGAGGCTGTCGTGAGCGGTCGCATCGCCGCGCCGGGCTTCTTCTCCGACCCGCTGATCCGCTGGGCCTATACCCGCGCCGCTTGGCACGGCGACAGCCAGGGCTCGATCAACCCGAAGGACGAGGTCGCCGCCTACCGCGACGCGATCGACGGCCGCCTGATGACGCACGAGCGCGCCGAGTGGGAGCTGTTCGGCTCCGACTTCACGCGCACGTTCCCGGTCAAGCGCCGCGAGCAGCAGATGCTGGAAGGCGCCGGCATGCTGCCGGTCCCGAAGGCTGGCGCGGCTGTCGCCCCGGCGCGCGGCGGCTCCAGCGACGACGCGCAGGGCGCCCAGCTGCTGGCCGCGGCCAAGACGCTGCAGGACAGCGCGCAGGCCCTGGTGCGTGAGCCGGTGCAGCTCGAACTCGCCATCCACAACGAGCCGATCCAGGTGCAGATCTCTCAGGAGCCCGTGCAGGTCACGCTCGAGCAGGCCGACACGCACGTGCACCTGAACCACCAGCAGACCAAGCCCGCCAAGGCGACGCAGGGCTTCCGGGTCATCCCTGTGCGAGATCCGGTCACCGGTCTCGCCAGGGAGTGGCTGAAGGTCCCGATGGACTCGCTGCCCGAGTCGCTGACGACCGAAGCCAGCGTCGCCGATGCCCTCCCCATCCACAAGCTCTGACAGAAAGGCCGAAGCATGAAAGCCAGCACCTTCCGCAATGACAGCCTGGCGCTGATCTTCAACGCCACTCCCATCGCGAACATCGCCGACAACGCCGCCACGTCGCCGCTGACGGCGCTGCAGGTCGCGCTGCACACGGCGTTCCCGGGTCTGGGTGGCAACCAGTCCTCCAGCGAGATCGCCTACACCGGCTACGGCCGCATCGCGGTGGCTCGCAACAGCGGCGGGTGGACCGTCACTGGCAACGTCGCTGCTCCGACCGCGGCAATCCAGTTCGGCGAGATGACCGGTGGTGCCGGCGGCGTCGCCACGCACTTCTCGGTGGGCACCGCCGCGAGTGGCACCGGCAAGATCCTTCGCATGGGGGTGCTGGGTTCGCGCCTCGGCCCGTTCAGTGCCGTCGTCTCGGGCAACGCGATCAGCATCCCAGGCCTGTCGGGCGTGGCGGTCAACGACCGGGTCATCTTCCACGCGGTCGACGGCTCCTCGCTGCCCGGTGGCATCACGGAAGGCCAGTCCTACTGGGTGATCAGCGTCACCGGCGACGTCATCACCGTGTCTGCCACGCAGGGCGGCGCGTCCATCACCATCAGCTCGGCCGGCGACGGCATCGCGTACCGCTCGACGCCGATCAGCGTCACCACCGGTGTGGCGCCGCAGCTGAAGACCACGTCGCAGATCGTGGAGGAGTAAACGTGCTGCGCCGATTCATCGCCGGGGTGCTGTTTGCTGTGCTGTCCGGTCTTGCGCAGGCAGCGCCGCCCTGCGTTCCGGCGGTCTACGGCACGCAGGTGGGGAATGCCGACTACGCGCGGACCGACGCAGGCTGGCATGCCTACTTCTTCTGTCGGGGCGCGTCTGGCAACGTCACCGCCCACGTGATCGCCTGCGTGCACGGCAGTTGCCTGCCGATCGGCACCTTCGTCGACAAGGTCACCTCGATGAAGCGCGGCCAGAGCCCTGTCGATACGGTCAGGGCTGCGTGGGACGCTGAGTTCGGGAACAAGTGCGAGACAGCTGCCGGTGCGCTCAAGACCGTGTGCGATCAAGCGTATGCCGCCGCTCGGGCCAACTTCCCGACCGACACGCCGCCTGCACCCACGCCACCGCCTCCGCCCGCCGAGGTGTGGGAGATCGCGCCATCCACGAGCGGCCAGCGCCCGTCGCGTAAGGTGGTCAACGGCCAGCTGGTGACCATGGCCTCGCCGGTCCACTTGCCGGTCGGCACGGTGTGCGCCGCCGCGGTGACGCCGACTTTCTCAACCACCGCCGGCACGTGGATGGCCGTGCATAGCCAGACTGCCGACCTTCGCTGGCTCTGCCGGAAGAAGTGAACATGGCCGCCGCCCCGGAAGCTGTGGATCAGGTGATCTTCGGCTGGGGCCTTGACTCGCGGTTCGAAGTCGAGGCGCTGCGCTCGCATCCGGTCGCTTTCACTGTGCTGGTGAATGAGCGCGCGGCCTCCCTCGGCAATCACCCGCGCTCAATCAAAGCGCGCATCCTCGGTGACATCGAGGTGGCGAAGTCGGAGTTCGGCGAGTCGGAAGTCGTGCACTGGAACTGACGATGGCAGTCAAGAACGCTGTCGCCAAGACCTGGTCGATCACGCCGAGCGCCGACGGCAAGCGCTGGAGCGCGTGGCCGGCGGGGGACAAGCCCTCGAGCATCTTTCCGCTGTCCATCCACGCGAGCGGCAAGTACCTTCTCGACGCGCAGAACTCGCCGTTCTTCATCGCCGGCGACACGCCTTGGTCGATCGCGGTGCAACTGACCAACGCACAGATCACGAACTATCTGAACGATCGTCAGTCGAAGGGGTGCAACGCCATCCTCTTCAACGCGATCGAACGCGGGTATAGCTCGCAGAGCCCGGTCTACAACAACGTGGACGGGCAGGCACCGTTCACGACGATGACTCCTGACGTTTCGTGGACCTCGAGGAACGACACCTACTGGCAGCGGGTCGATTTCATTGTCAACGAGGCCAAGGCCCGCGGCATGGTCTGCCTCATCTGCCCTGCCTACACCGGCTACGGAAGCGGCAGCGACGGATGGCTCAACCAGTATGGCGGCGCGAGCGACGCCGACCTGCAGAACTACGGGGCGTTCCTGGCGAATCGCTACACGCAAGGCAACGTGATCTGGATGATGGGCGGCGATGACGCCAACGACGTCGAGGCCGCGGGCAACTATGGCAGTGGCACGACGCCGCAGCGCACCAAGCAATGGCAGATCGTGCTCGGCATCCGCAGCGTTCGCACGACCGATCTCGTTTCGGGTCACACCGCGCGTAATGGCACGGGCACAGTCAGCGGCGAGGCCTACAAAGCGTGGACGACTGGGTACACCGGCTTCAACCTGAACAACGTCTACGGCCACGACGACCCCGACGACATGCCGACGCTGATGGCGACGGCAGTGACCCGCACCGGGTTCCCCTGCTTCATGATTGAGGCAGGCTACGAGAACAACGACACGACCGACAACGGCGCGTGGTCTGCAGCCCAAGCGATCCTGAGCGGGAGCCTTGGAGGTGCGCTACACGGGCACGACACGCTTTGGCACTTCGGCAGCTATGCACCGAACAACATCGGCGCTGCCTCGGCGCTGTCGAGCTATCTCTCCAACTCGTGGGTGTCGGCGCAGAACCTGTACGCGATGCTGTTGTCGTTCCAGTGGTGGAAGCTGGAGCCGAAGACTGATAACAGCCTGGTGACGACGGCCAAAGGGACCGGCATGTCGACCATCTGCCCGGCACTCGCGAGCGACGGCTCTTTTGCGATGGTGTGGACGCCCAACGTCGCGATCACGGTGGTCATGAGCGCTCTCACCCCGTCCAGTGTCCGAGCCCGGTGGTTCAACTACGGCGACGGCAGCTACACCGCGATCGGCACGTACAGCAACACGGGGACTCAGGTGTTCACGCCCAGCGCGAATCGCATCCTAGTGCTGGACGCCGCGCCCTAAGGAAGTATCGTGGCCCTTCCGATCGTTGACCTATTCACCTCTGGCTCGCAGCAGGCGCTGTCCACGTACAACGCCTCGTGGGTGGTGGAAGCTGGCGGGTTTGAAGTCCGGACCAATGGGTTCTGCTACGGCACGGTCGACTCGCTGACTTCCTTTGCGCGAAGGAGTGACGAGACCTTCAACGCCGAGCACATCTCAGAGATCGTGATCGGCTCGCTCGCGGGGAGCGTCTACATCGGCGCTGCAGTCGGCGTCCAAACAGGCGCCGCGAGCGGCTACTACTACATCGTTTCCATCGGCGGGTACAACGAGTTCGGCCGCACCGTCGCAGGCAGCGACACAATCATCAGTTCTGCGCCCACGCAGGCCTGGGCGAGTGGTGATGTTCTGCGCGTGAGGAAGGAGGAGCCTGATGCGAGCACCGTCCGCGTCACGGTCTACCACGCGCCGGCCGCAGACCCGACGAACTTCACGCAGATCTATACCTATGACGACACGAGCGGTTCTCGCCTAAGCGGCGGCTCGCCAGGGATCAGCGCGTACGCCAACTCGGCCGGCACTTCCGGCATCGACAAGGTCACTCTCGACAATATGGTTGCCGCCGCAGCGGTGGATCAAGAGGGTGCCCGGTTTGGTATTGACGATGGCAGCGAAAGCGCACACTCGTGGGCGCAGGCGCAGGACGTCAACGACAGTGTCGCCATCGGCACGGCAAGACTCATTCGGGCGCTGATTAACGGAACAGGCGATCCGGCTAGCGCGGCCTTCACGCTGCGCTACCAGAAGAACGGCGCCGGTGGCTATTTGCCTGTTCCTGTCGGCCCGTCGGTGGCAGAGGCCTACGCGCAGCCCACGTGGGGCGCAGTCGGCACCGCGGCCAGCGGCACCAACACGGCCAACCCGAGCTACCCGACGGGCATCAGCGCCAGCACCTCCAAGCTACTCGCGGTGTGCACCGGCCGGTCGGATGTCGCCAATGCCGCGTTCACCGCGCCGGCGGGCTGGACGAGCCTGGGCCAACTCGAAGGGGGCACAGGCACCTTTGGCGTCGACACCGGCACGCGCCGCGTCGGCTTCTTTCTGAAGGACACAACCACCGGCAGCGAGACTGGCACCACCGGCAACTTCGGCTACACCGAAGGCGGCGCGACGAACAGCACGCTTCGCGTCTCGGTTTTCCGTATCGAGGTTCCTGCGGGTTACACGCTGGACACGTCGTTCGTCTCCGGAGCCGATACCTCAAACGGGACCAACTACAGTGCGGCGGCCAGCAGCAGTGTGACGTTCGACCCCAATCGCCTGGTGCTGGTCGGTGTCGCTCAGAACATTGACACCGGAACTCTCTCGGCGGTGTCGCTGACTGCTACCGGCGTCACCTTCGGCACGCTCACCAGCCGAGCCAGTACCGCGGTCACGAACGGCAACGATCACCGCCACATCCTCTACTCTGCGCCAGTCAGTTCTGGCACCGCCACAGTAGCGCCGACCTTTGCCTACACCATCAGCGCATCCGGCAGTGGCCCCGTGGGGTTCTTGGTACTTCGCGCTCGCCTACCTGCGGTCACGAACGAGATCTACGTCGCGGCCAGCGCCAACATCGCTGCAGGCGGCGAGGCAACGACTGCGCGCCTCACGCCGCCGAGCGGCAAGACGACCTCGGACTTCGTCACAGGGCGTCGATGGGACGACGAGAACGGTGCCGATGCGATCGACATCACGGTCGACGACTACACCGAAGTCGAGTGGTCGATCAACACGCAGGCGCCGGCCGCAAATGGCGACTACTTCGACTTCAGGGTCTACGCGGGTGCCTCTGCACTCACGAGCTACACGGTTACGCCGCGGCTGACGCTGGGCGCGCCTGCGCCAACGATCAGCGGCACCAGCAGCGCGACTCCTGCCGAAGGCTCGACGCTCACGATCTCCGGCAGCAACTTCCAGGCTGCGCAAGGGGCTGGCGGCGTCGTCATCGGCGGCGTCGCACAGGTCGAGACGGCCTGGTCCGATACCTCGGTCTCTGTCACCGTTAGCAAGGGCACTTCGATCAAGAACGGCGTCGCCGTCAACGTTGTGCTCACGGACAACGACGGAGGCGCGTCCAACGCCTTTGCACTGACCAGCATCCTGCCGCCATCCGGCTGGCAGTACGTCAACATCGGCACGCCGAACACCACGGCGAGCAATCGACTGACGGCCTCACCGGACATCGCGAGCGGTGACCAGGTCGAGTGGGGAAACATTGTCGGCACGGGCTCGGTCACGGTGCTCGACGACGGCACCTTCGTGGCAGATGTTGGCGTCGCAGCGTTCGACTTCCGCGTCTTCACAACAGGTGATGGATGGGGATCGGTCGCGACGCAGACGATCACCAGCGGCGCGGTCGTCTCCGTCGACGGCAGTGCGTCCGCAGTCGGGCAGGCCGCAGCTTCGCGTGCCGTGGTCGGGCTTGCAACCGGATCCGCTGCTGCCACTGCGCAAAGCCGCGCAGACCCTGTTGCCATCACGTCGCGGACTGCCTCTTCACAGGCGACTGGCCAGTCGGCGGGCGCCAGTGGCGCCAGTGCCTCGGTCTCAGGCGCAGCGAGCTCTGCCGGTCAGGCAGCGTCCGCTGCTGTCGCAGTCGGCATGTCCGCCGGCAGCGGCGGGGCCGCTGTTCAGGCAGCCGCTGCTTCGACATCCATCGCATCCGCAGGCGGCGCTGCCACCGCTCCGCAACAATCCGTCGCATCGGCCGGCGCGGTAGCTGCCGTTGAGGCGGTGTCCGCGGCTCCTCAGCAGGCCGACGCGAACACCGGCGGTACGGTCTTCGTGGCCGTTGATGGAGCCGCAGCCGCAGCAGGTCAGGCGTCTGGTGCCGCGGCGGCCACGTCCAGCGTTACCGGCGCCGCCCAGGCTCCCGCGCAGGCCACGGCCGACACCGGCGCGCGGGTGGTGCTGGCCGTGGACGGCTTTGCTGCTGCGCCCCAGGCGGCCACTGCCACGCCGGCCGCTACGGCTGCAGTCAGCGGGGCGGCCATCGGAACGGGTCAGGCCGCAGCACCGGCAAAAGCCATCGCAGCCGCGTCCGCCGCTGCACAGGCGCCCCAGCAGGCCACTGGCGAGGCTGGCTTCGGCGCCATCGTTGTGGCAGTTGACGGCATCGCCGGAGGGTTGGGTCAGGCAGCGGCGGGCTTCGTCGCGATCGCGTCGGCCAGCTCGAGCAGCTCGGCCGCCAGTCAGTCCAGTGCCGAGATCTTCGCGGCCGCCTCGGTCAGCGGCTCTGCGGCTGCACCGTCGCAGGCCAGTGCCGAAGCCGCCGGCCGCCAGACCATCGCCGTCGACGGCATCGCGGCAGCACCGCAGCAAGCCTCAGCGCAGGAGGGCGCCGAAGAGCCCGTGCAGCCCCCGGCCTACGGCGGCGGTGGCGCCGGCCGCATGGTCACCCCGAGATTCCCGCTTCCCAAGGGCAAGCGCGCGCGGCGCGTGGTGGCGGTCGACGGCATTGCCAGCGCCACCGCACAGGCCTCTGCCTCAGTGCAGGCCGTATTCGCCGTCGCCGGAGCTGCAGCGTCGTCTGCGCGTCTCGGCACCGCAGACCTGCCGCTCGGCGCCATGGTGGCCGACAAGTGGCTGGCAGCGCGAATGGAAGAGCTCGACTTCGAGCGCTACGTGCTCGAACACCTATGAGGGAACCCGAATGAGTGCACCCAACGTGACGATCACCCGAAAGAGCCCCGCCGATGAGCGGGGCTCGTCGCTTCTGGACCCCCGCATTGCCGGCGGGCCGATGCGGCTGGCCGACCTGGTCGAGGGCTACTGGGCCATCACAGACCCGATGTACGACGAGATCCGCTCGATCTACGACGCGCACATGCGCGGCGAGAAGATAGACATCAAGGGCGTCGAGGCGCGCATCGGCCGGCCGCTCGCCAACGAGCGCCGGACCTACTCGGTGCACGACGGCGTCGCCGTGATCCAGATGAGCGGCGTCATCGGCCCGAAGGCGAACCTCTTCATGGAGATCAGCGGCGGCACCTCGGCGCAGCTGCTGCGCAACGAGATCCTCGCCGCGCTCGAGGACCCGAAGGTCGACTCGGCCATCCTGTATGCCGACAGCCCGGGCGGCAACGTGCTGGGCATCGCCGAGGGCGCGGCCGCGTGGAAGGCCTTCGCCGAGCAGAAGCCCGCACTGACCTTCAGCGACGGCACGCTGGCCAGCGCCGCCTACTGGTGGGGCTCGGCGGCTTCGAAGGTCTTCATCTCCGGGCCGATGGTCAACGTCGGCAGTATCGGCGTGCGCACCGAGCACGTCGACACCTCCATGGCCGATGCGGCGCGCGGCGTGAAGCGCACCATCATCAAGGCGGGCGCGTACAAGGCCGCCGGCGACGGCCCGCTCGATCCGAAGACCCTGGAGTACCGCCAGGCGCAGGTCGACTACCTGTACAGCCTGTTCGTCGACACGGTCGCGGCGCATCGCGGCGTCGATGTCGAGACGGTGCTCAAGGACATGGCCGATGGCCGCGTGTTCATCGGCCAGCAGGCGATCGACGCCGGCCTGGTCGACGGCTTCGCGTCGCTCGAGGACCTCATCGCACAGATGGCGGAGAACCCCACCGCGGTGGCTCCGCTTCGAACCCAGGCCCGCTCCGGCATGCCTCCGAACAAGACTCGGAAGGCCACCACCGGCGCGAGCTTGCCTCCCGCGTCCGCTGCAGCCGGTGCTGCCGCGGCGGATGCGACTTCCCAGGAAGACGAGCCGGTGCCGCACGTCGACCACTCCACCACCACGAAGGAGAACTCCATGCCGGAGAACCTCACGCGGGAGTCGCTGGAGCGCGACCACGCGGCCCTCTACGGGCAGATCCGCTCCGAAGCCCTGGCCGAAGGTGCCGCGCAGGAACGCGCGCGCATCCAGGCCGTTCGCGCCCAGACCCTGCCGGGTCACGAGGCCCTGATCGAGACGCTGGCCTTCGACGGCAAGACGACCGGCCCCGAGGCCGCCGCCGCCGTGCTGGCCGCCGAGCGCAGCGCCATCGCCGCCCGCGGCAAGGCGCACGCCGATGACGCGCCGCCCGCAGCGCCGAGCGGCGCGCCGGGCGTCACCGCCGAACAGGCCTCCGACAAGCCCGCCGACAAGCCGGGCGTCGTCAAGGCGGTCATCAACGCGACCAAGGCCTACGCCGCGCTGAACAAGCGCCCGGAAGCGGCCTGACCCACCACCACACCCTCCAGGAGAACCACCCATGGTTGCAAAGACCGACCAACTCGGTGCCGCCGCCTTCATCAAGTACGAGCAGGGCGGCGACCTCTCGCGCGAGACCCTCACCATCGTCAGCGGCAGCGGCAAGCTGAGCGCCGGCACGGTGCTGGGCCAGATCACGGTCGGGGGCAAGTACAAGCCCTACGACAACAACAACTCGGACGGCTCGGAGACCGCGAAGGCGATCCTCGTCTACGACGTCGACGCCACCTCGGCCGATGCCGCAGCCGTGTGCATCGTGCGCCTCGCCGAGGTCTGGAAGTCGCGCCTCGTGTGGGCCGCCACGGTGCTCGACGCCGAGAAGGCGCCGGCCTACACCGAGCTGGCCACGTCGATGGTCATCGCCCGCTGATCGCGCGGCCCCCAACACACAGCACAAGGAACCAAGACCATGATGCTCAACGAAGACGGCTTCACCCTGTCGGAGATGACCGCAGCGATCAACGAGCTGCCGCACCTCCCGACGATGCTCGGCGACGACGGCCTGTTCGAATACGCCGGTGTCTCCACCACCACGATCCAGGTCGAGAAGCAGGGCCAGACCCTGAGCCTGGTGGCCAGCAAGCCCCGCGGCGGCGCCGGCGCGGAGGTCGGCCGCATGAACCGCAGCCTGCGTCCGTTCAACCTGGTGCACCTGCCCCTGGACGACCGGATCATGGCCGACGAGGTGCAGGGCGTGCGCCAGTTCGGCACGGACGGCATGCCGACCCCGATCGAGCAGCGCCGCATGGAAGTGATGCAGCTCGGCGTGCGTCGCTTCGACTTCACGATGGAGTTCCATCGCGTCGGGTGCCTGAAGGGCCAGGTTCTGGACGCCGATGGCGTCACCGTCCTGCACGACATGTTCACCGAGTTCGGCGTCACGCAGAACACGATGGACTTTGAGCTCGATGTGACCACCACCGAGGTCCGGGCCAAGTGCGACACCGCGCTGGACATGATCGAGGACGAGCTGCAGGGCACGCCGTTCACCGACGTCGTCGCCTACTGCGGCCGCACCTTCTGGAAGTCGCTCATCACGCACAAGAGCGTGAAGGAGACCTTCCTCGCGCAGATCCAGGCCTCGCAGCTGCGCGCCGACCCGCGCGTGGAGCTGGACTTCGGCGGCATCCGCTGGAAGAAGTACCGCGGTGCAGCCAACGGCTCGCAGATGATCGGCGCCAACGACGCCTACATCGTGCCGCGCGGCGTGCCCGGGCTGCTGCTGGGCCGCTTCGGTCCGGCGGACTACTGGGAGACCGTCAACACCCCGGGCCTGCCGCTGTACGCGAAGGGCATCCCGATGCCCAACAACAAGGGATGGGACATCGAGATGCAGTCCAACCCGATCCACCTGCTGACCCGACCGCGCGCGGTCATCAAGGTCACCGTCTGATCGGGGCAGGAGGCACTCCGTGGCGGTCGAGACTGACCTGACAGCGTTCTTCGAAGCGGACGACTTCGCGATCGCGGTGACGCGCGTTCGGCCCGCCGTGGCCGACGTGCAGTTCCTGGCGATCCTCGGCGTCAGCGACGACGACGCGCTGCTCGGGCGGGCCACCGCCGCGGCGCGCCAACTGCACTGGGCTACCGGACCTGATGTGCGCGAAGGCGACACGATCACCGTCGCGGTCACCGGCCCCATGGCTGTCCACAACGGCAGCTACTGGGTGCTGGAGCCGCGGCGCGTGAACGACGGCGCCGAGAGCGCCTGTTTCCTCCAGAAGATCGCGGTATGAGCATCCCCTTCACCATCTCCGCAGCCGTCGTGGCCGCCCTCGAGGCCGACACCGAGCTGGCCGGCGTGACCGTCGTCGACAACCCGATCACCCCCTCCGCGCTGGAAGACGGCGCTCGGGTGGTGTTCGTGGAAGACCGAGACGACGCGCCACTGGACAAGCCCGGCCAGGCCGAGGGGCGGACGTTCGGCTTCATCGTCGGGGTCATCAACCGGACCGCCGGTGCGCGCGCCGGTGCCGACGCCGATATGGAGCGCGTGAAGGCCGTCGCCACGCTGGCGGCGCGCAATGCATGCACGTCCCTGCTGGAAGGCAAGCAGATCGTCAAGTTCCAGTACCCGCGCGAGATGCAGCGCAGCTATCGCGTCGAAGGGCTCGACGTCGGCGGCGCGCTGATCACTACCCGCTTTGAGATCGACTACCGCCTGCCGAGCCCGGCACGAGCGGCCACCTGAACCATCACCATCAAGGAGCCACAGAAATGGCACTTTCGACCGCACAAGGCTTCATCGGGGCCGGCGACCTGTACGCCGCGCTCATCGATTCGGCCGGCAACATCGGCGCCTACATCGACTTCGGCAACGTCACCAAGCTCAGCATCCAGCCGGCCTCGGAGATCAAGGAGCAGAAGTCGAAGAAGCGCGACTCCTACGGCCAAGTCCTGGAGACCGTGGCGCTGCAAGACACCGCGCAGCTCTCGGCCACCCTGGAGACCGTCAACCGCATCGGTCTGCGCTATGCCTTCATGGGCGAGGATGCGGCCTACACGCAGGCTTCCGGCAGCGTCACCGACGAAGCCGTGGTGGCCAAGCTCGACGGCTGGGTGCGCCTCGCCTTCGAAGAGGTCAGCTCGGTCGTGGTGACGAACACCGGCGGCACGACCACCTACGTGGCCGGCACGGACTACGACGTCAACACCCGCCTCGGCATGATCCGCGCCAAGAGCGGCGGCGCCATCACGGATAACCAGGCGCTGGAAGTGAGCTACTCCCGCGCGGCCTTCACCGGCGCGGCCATCCGCGGGAACGTGAAGCCGCAGATCCGGGCGCGGCTGCTGCTGGACGGGAAGAACCTCGTCGACGACAGCATCGGCATCCTGGACGTGTGGGAGGTCGTGCTGGCAACGTCGAGCGAGTTCGACTGGTTCAGCCCCGACTGGAACACCGTCGAGCTGCAGGGCCGCCTGAAGACCCCGACCGGCAAGACCGAGCCGTTCATCTTCAAGGCCCGCTGATCCGGCGGTGCACCACCTGAACGGGCCGGCGCCACAAACGCCGGCCCGCTCTCTTTCCAGGCACTGAGCGAGACCCAATGGCATGGCGACCGATCCACGCATCCGATACGACATCGCGGCCACCGCCTCCGGCGCGGCCGAAGTGGAGAAGCTCGCCCGCGAATTCGAGCAGCTCGACGGGGCATTCCCGGAAGACCTTGCCGGCAAGGTCCGGCAGGCATCGCAGCAGCTCGAGCAGCTCGGCCAGCAGCAGGCAGCCGTCGAGGCCTTCACCCGCATCAAGACCGAGACCGAGCAGGCTCGCCGCGCACTGGATGACGCGCAGGCCGCAGCCCAGAAGTTCGGCGCCGAACTCGCGCAGGTCGAAGCGCCCACGCGCGCGCAGGCTGGCCAGATGCAGAAGCTGCGCGACAACGTACGCGACGCGAAGGACGAGCTGCTCAAGCAGACCCAGGCCCTTGACGCCGCCCGCGCCGGCCTGACGCAGTTCGGCATCTCCGGCGACCAGGTCGGCCAGCGCAGCGTCGCGCTGCGCCAGCAGATCAGCGCAGTGCGCTCGGAGATCGAGCAGCTCGGGACGACCGGCCGCGGCGCCGCCGGCTTCCAGCAGCTGGTGCGCGAGACCGATGCCGCTCGCCAGCGGATGGAGCAGACGGCGCAGGCGGCCGAAGCGCTCGCCGCTGAGCTGGCGCGCGTGCAGCGGCCCACCGATGGCCAGACCGCCAGCCTGCGGCAACTGCAGGCCGCCGCCGGCACGGCCCGCGCCGACTTCGTTCGCCTCCAAGCCGCGACCGTGGAGCAGGGCGTGGCGCTGCGCCAAGCCGGCGTGAACACCGAGATGCTGACCGCCCGCGCTCGCGAGTCGGCAGCCGCGCAGACTCAGGCCGCGACTGCCGCGCAGAAAGTCACGAGCGCCTATTCCGCGCAGGGTGCGGCTGCCGCCCGGGCCGCGCAGCAGCAGAACGAGGCCGCGCGCAGCGTGCGCCAGGGCCTCGAAGGCATCGCCACGCAGCTGCGCAACATCCAGACCATCGCCGGTACCGTGCTCGGCGGGCAACTGCTGTCCGGCACGCTCGGCGATGTGGCGCGCACCGCCGACGCCTACGCGAATCTCGAGGCCCGCATCAAGCTCGTCACCGGCGAGGGCGCCGCGCTGCAGCAGGCGTTCGCCGGCGTCTTCGATGTGGCCCTGCGCACGAACACCGCCCTCGAAGGCACCGGAACGCTGTTCGCGCGCATCGCGCAGGCGAACCGAGACCTTGGGCTGTCGAGCGCCGAATCTACCGCGCAGGCGCTGGCCCTGACGGAGACGATCAACCAGGCGATCCAGGTCAGCGGCGGGTCGGCGCAGGCAGCGGATGCCGCGATCACTCAGCTCATCCAGGGCCTGCAGTCTGGCGTGCTGCGCGGAGAGGAATTCAACTCGGTCATGGAGCAGGCGCCGCGGCTGGCTCGCGCGCTGGCCGATGGCCTAGGTGTCACCACTGGCGAGCTGCGCAAGCTGGCCGAGCAGGGCAAGCTGACCTCGCAGACGGTCATTCAAGCTCTGCAAGGCCAGTCGGCAGCGCTCAAGCGCGAGTTCGAGGCGTTGCCTGCCACCGTGAGTCGCGCGCTGACGAACCTCTCCACCGAGTGGACGAAGTTCATTGGCGAGCTCGATCGCAGCAGCGGCGCGAGTTCGCTCGTTGCCGAGGGCATCAATAAGATCGCCGCGAATCTGGACACCATCGCGCGCGTCGCGGCGGTGGCTGGCGCTGCGCTGACGGCAAGCTTGGGCGTCAAGGCGGTGCAGGCGCTGCGCGCGCTGTCCGTCGAAGCCGCCGCGGCGTCGAAGTCGGCAACGATCCTCACGGCCACGCTGAAGAGCATCCCCACCAGCATCAAGATCGGTATCTCGGCTGTCGGCTTCGAGGTCGGCTTCCAGATCGGGGAGATGCTGTATCAGAACTCCGAGCTGGCGCGAAGGCTCGGCGTCGGGCTGGTGGCGTTCTTCGAGAACCAGATCAACTACCTGAAGCTGCTGAAGGAGGCCGGCTCGGCGATCTTCACCAGCGACACCATCGAGGCGGCGTTCGATCGCTTCCGCGAGCGCGGCCGGCAGCTCGACGAGACCTTCTCGCAGATGTGGAAGGACGCCGAGCAACTGCCGATCACCTACGCCTCGGCGACGGATCAGGCGGGCGCATCCACAGAAGCGCTGGCCGCGCGAGGCGAGGCTGCGGCGGGTCGGCTGAGCGGGGCTGCCGGCTCTGCCGCCGGCGCGGTCGGCGGAATCGGCAAGCAGGCGAACACGGCCGAAGGTGCGCTGCTGGCCATCGGCAACGCGGCCGGTGTCGCCTTGCCGACCATCGGAGCAACCGCACAGCAGCAGGCTTCTGCGCTGGCCGATGTCATCCTCAAGAGCGACAAGCTGGTCAGCAGCTTCGGCACAGCGCTCCCCGAGGCGATGGGGAAGCTATCCGGTGCCGAGGCAGCGCGACTGCGTGCCGCGCTCATCGAAGCGTTGCAGGTTGCCGCAGACGAAGCCGCGCGACTTTCCACAGAAGTCGGCGTAGTCGGCGAGAAGCAGGCTGAGGCGCTAGGAAAGGGAGCCCGCGCCGCGCAAGCAATGCGCGAGGTCGTGGTTCAGACCGGTGTCGACGCTGCTCAGGCCCTTGGCGTCGACGTCTTCGGCGCATCGACGAAGGTAAGCGCGGCGTTCCAGGACCAAGCGGACAGACTCGCCACGCTCATTACCGCGCTGCCGCAATTCAAGGCCGCTGGCGTCGATACCGGCACCGTGGTGGCCCAGGCGCTGGGCAACATGATCTCCGCCGCGAAGAACCAGGCGGAGATCGATCTAGTCATCGCGCGCCTGCAAGCGCTCGCAGGACAGGGCGTCATCACCGGCGAGCAACTCCGCGCCGC